TAGCAAAGCTAGGTGCAGAAAACTTAACGGAAGAATTAGTTAATTCTGCCAAAACCGAGCTTGCAGAAGCAGAAATAGAAGGAGTTTCTATTGTGCTGGATAGCAAGATTGAAGTTTTAAACCAATCGGTTACTGATTTAGCTATGACTAGACAAACTTTAACAGATAAAGAAACTGAGCTAACTACTGCAAATGCAAAGATTGTGGCTTTAGAAGCTAAATTAGCCAAGCCAGCTGCAGAAGCAGGAGCTGTTGATACGTCTGTGCAAGATGCTATTGATGCAGCAAAAAATCAACCGAGTTTTGAAACCTCTTTTGATAGAGAAATGAAAGCTTTAAAAAATTAAGTGTAAACCCCCTAAAACAATAAATAGAATGAATACAATTAAATCTTTAACCTCGCTAATCCTAAGCATAACTCTTTGTTTTTTGCTTGGGTCTATTGTTGCTAACGCAGCAGAATTACCTCAATATGCTTTACATATTGGGTCTGGCTTAACAGTAATGGGTACTTTAATCCCAAAAATGAATGGTGTTGCTTTAATGGCCACGCCAGACACTTCTGCTTTGGCAGCTTATGCTGGTAAGTACGAAAAAAAGCTTTTTGGAGCTTTGCGTAATGCATTAGATATTGCAAATGATATTACGGTATTGCCAGGTATAAAAAACAAAATGAGATTGACTAAACTAACCGTTAAAGATGGTGTTAGAGTTTACCGAGAAACATTTGATGCTGCAGATGATGACTTAGCTTATAGCGGACGTGATATTGAAACTGTTCTTTTAAAAAGAGATATGTTGATCAATCCATTAAAATACCGTAGCACTTGGATGAGTGAGGCAATGAAGCCAGGCGTTAATGTGGATGATATCCCTTTTGCACAATTTGTTAATGCTGCTATAATGGAAAAATTAGCGCAAGAAATTAACGACAATTCTTACTTAGCCGTTTCTGGAGCTGGCACAAGTGTAGCAACTTCTTTTAATGGTTTAGGCACCATTCTAGCAAATGAAATAATAGGTGCTGCCATCGTTCCTGTTGCTACTGGTGTAATTACAAATACAAATGCAGTTGCAAAGTTTGAAACAATGACTAAATCAATGCCAGTTGCTTACCGCAGAGCAGGTTTTATTCATTATGTTTCTTTTGATGTTTTTGATAAATACAATGAAGATTACAGAGAGCGTTACAAAAAGTACACCGAGGCAAACACCGCTGGCGAGTATTTTATTGATAACACTTCTCGTAAAGTAATGATTAAGCCATGTACTTGGATGGGTACTTCTCAAAGAATAATCTCTACTCCAAAAGAGAATTTGATTATGGGTGTAGATGGATTGGGTGATATGGATAAAATCATTACGGATGTGGAATTAGAGTTGTTAAAATATAGAATATTGTTTGCCAATGGTTACCAAATCAGAGATTTGGGAGCTTTAAAGGTAAACGATCAGGCATAAGTTTTTAATCAGCCCCAGCAATGGGGCTTTATCTAATTTCAAAATGGCAATATTAACAGAAGAACAAACAGCGAAAGCTGCAGCCGATAAAGCAGTTAAAGAAGCGAAAGCAGCAGCAGCCAAGGAAGCAAAAGCGGCAGCTCCAAAAGTGAAAGTAAACTTTGGGATAGAAATACCAGGAGTGGGCAAATTCACTAAAGAAGAAATAGAGGCCGATGCTGATATCCAAAATCATTTATTGGAAATAGGCTCCGGAGCAGTAACAAAATTGTAAACCCTTTAATTTATAAAAAGATGTACGATACTATAATTGATGCCAAGCTAGGCTTCCTGGATTTCCAAGAGAATCCATCAGGTATTGAGGAAAAAGCCTACTTAATACCAATAAGCTGGTTGCTTACCGAGCAAAAAACGATACCAAGCACTACGGCTGCTTCTTTAGTAGAGATTGCAACGGCTCATATCATGGCTACTGGCAAAACTCCAATAGAGTTAACGCCATTGTTTGATAAATCGGGTGCAAATGCCGAAATGGTAGGACAAATGTTGTCTAAAATGTTTAAGCCTGGTGCAAAGTTTTTTATGCCACAAATAAGCGCTCAAAACTTAGGCACTGTAACCATGTTAAAAAATGTGCGTTGCTTAATTTTAATCAAAAGAGCAAGTGGTGGCGATTTTTTCCAAATTGGAACTGGCAAATTACCAGCTTACGTAATGAATGCATCGCCAAACTTAGGCGAAGGCGCAGAAGGCGAAGTGGGTATCACTTTAGAAGTTGCAGTAAGCGCATCAACGGTGCCTTTCTACATTTACAAAGGTGTATTGCCTGTAACCGGAGTTTAAAATGGGAAAGCTACAATTTACACCCAGCGCAGCTATTGATGGATTTTACAAAGTGGTTAATACCGTACAGGCTAAAATCATCAGCACTCGGATAGGCGATGTAGATCTAAGCACCATTTCTTTAGAAGATGCTGATAAGCTTTTCGCTGTCGGCACCGACTATCTGGAGCAGGTAAAGCCCAAAAAAACCACTAAAAATAACGTTTAATTTTTTTTCATAGTTTAGTTTATAATTGGTTAATTTTAAAACCCCTCGGTTCCCCGCCGCAGGGGTTTTTTATTTAATGCTGTCCTTTCCCTTTGGGCTTCGGTTTGCCAAATTTGAGCAATGAGCGATGTTTTAAACTGGATAGCAAGCGACCAAAACTATAACGATGGGGTTTCCCTATACGTGAAGCTGGGCGCATCAGATTTTTATAAAAAGCTATTTACATCGGGTTTAACCCCTTACAATAAAACCAAGCTTTTAGACGAGATGCAAAAGCTTTGCCCTGCAGGTGATCAAAAATCGGCGAAAGCCAAACCCTTAGAAAATATTACAATACCTACCCCGCAGCCAGAGCAAGTAAACGCCAAAGATTACGAGCGTTATTTAAGAATTAAGCAGGCTATAGCCGATTTATACTTACAAGCTAACCGGGCAAAGTTTACGCTTAACAGCATCAAAAACCGACATATTTTATTGCAAACGGCATTATTGCTTAAAAAAATAAAGCGTGGCATTATGGATTATTATAAGTTAATAGATCATTACGATGAAGTAGGTAGATTTCCATCCCTAGAAGCTGATGATATAGACCACATCAAAGATCCTGCAAAAAAAGTACAGCTATTGCGCCAAAGTAACGCCAAAGCGAAAGCCCGCCTTGCGGATAAAGATTGTAAAACAAGAGTAAAAACCGAAAAGCTTTTGAAATTTAACGAACAATTGATTGCTAAGCTTTTGATTAAAATGGGAAGGAAATAGATGTACGGCATACCTATTAAAATACGTGAAATAGCAGAAGAAACCATTTTTGATAAAATTGGCAAATATCATGTTGCGGGCAGTATTGAAACCATGCCAGATGATTTAAAAGCTATTTATGAGCGATGGAATGAAGTGTTTGAGTGCTTTGATAACGGGAGGAAATTACAATATAAAGGAAAAGAAATTGATGTTCCTTATAAAGTTAGGGAGTTAGCACAACATTTAAAAGAGAAGTTTCAAATATCACTTTCGCAGGCTTATGAAGATATAAATAACGCCAAATATTTCCACATGCTTGCCGAGCCTAGGGAGCATAAAGAGTTTGCTAGAGGCTGGGTTGCCGATCAAATCAAAAGAGATATGGCTTTGCTAGAAAGTCAAGGAAAAATAAAAGAGAAAGCCGCCTTCTATAAGCAATTAATTATAGTGTTAGGTTTAGATAAAACCGATTTAGAAGCTCCAAACTATAAAGATATTGAAATTCCAGAAATGATAATTGTTGATGATCCTCGAGAGGCTATCCCTAATTTACCAGAAGTTAAAAACCCAAGGAAAATTTCCCAAAAGTATTTAAAGCAACGCAAAGAGCAATGGATAGAGGGTTTAGTTACCGATGCGGAGGAGATAAACGATGCAGAATAAGCAATGGTTCAACCAACCGCAAAAACTCGCCATGCTTTCGCTTTGTAAAGAGGAGTATGGTGTTTGGGGACGTGGTACAGGAAAAACGCAAGGCCCAATTGCATATCGGTCTATTTTTGGGGCAAACTCAATGCCCAGAGGTGCAACTGGTATTTTAGGGACAACCTACACTCAATTATTAGACAGAACACTGCCGCCATTAATTAAAAGCTGGGAGAAGTTTGGTTATCGAGAAAACAAGCATTTCTGGGTTCGTAAATTTCCCCCAGCCAGCTTTAATATTCCAAAAGCCATTTACCCAATTTTACAACCTGCTTATGGCATTTTTTGGTGGAATGGTCATGTATTCCATTTAATATCTCAGGATAAACCCGGTTTAGCAAATAGTAAAAACTTAGATGCCGTTATTGCCGATGAAGCTAGGTTTTTAAATCATCAAAGATATATGGATGATTTAGCACCTGCTAATCGTGGAAACTTGGAATACTTTGGGCACCTGCCACATCACCACATGGTTACCATGTACACAGACATGCCTACGAATGTTTCTGGGAAATGGATTTTAGAGAAAGAGCAGCAAATGAATGTTAAGCTGGTAAATGAGATAATCGCGGTTCAATTAAACTATAACAAAAATTTAATTAAGATTAAACAACCTGGAATCACTATTAAGCAAAAAAATTATTTAGCAACAGAATTAACTAATGATCAGTCGGCCTTATCATTTATGCGCCAAGGATCTGTTTACTATTCAGAGGCATCTAGCTTAGATAATATAGAGATTTTAGGAGAGGAACAAATCAAACAATGGCGCAGGGAAATGATGTGGACACAATTCCAATCATCAATTTTAAACAAAAGAGTAATACATACAGAGCAGGCTTTTTATAATTTATTTGATGAATATAAGCACACTTATATTAGCGAAAACACCGATTACCTCGAACAAGTAACTGATTTATCAGCCATAAATCATTACAAAAGAGATGGTGATGTGATTAGTAATAAGCCCTTAGATATAGCCTTTGATTACGGCTCACACATCAATTGCATGGTGATTGGCCAAGAGCAGCGCAACTTCTTTCGCATCATCAAAGGCATGTATGTTAAGGGAGAGAAACGCCTCAATGATTTGATTGATGAGTTTGTTAAGTACTATGAGCCACATCAGAAGAAGGAAGTGAACTACTACTATGATCATACGGCCCAAGTAACAGACACCACAAGGGTTAAGCGCATCAGCGATGTAGTGATTAAAGCTTTCGCCGATGCTGGATGGAAGGTTAACGGCATCAACATCGGGCAACAGCCAAGGCATGAGACCAGGCACCGCTTGTTTCAGAATGTATTCAGCGAGCATGACCCTAACGCTTACCGACCCATACGATTTAACGCAGAGAATTGCCGCGAGTTGATACTATCTATCCAGCAGGCGGGTGTACTCCAAGGCAAGAATGGTTTCGAGAAAGACAAACGATCAGAGCGCAACAGCTCCTTTGCACAAGAGGAAGCCACACACTTCACCGATGCATTAGACACGCTGTACATCGGCAGGTTCAAGCATGCATACGGACTAGAGATACCAACGCTCAGTGTCGTCATGTAACCCAAACGAGCTATATCGGTCTTTTTGGGTGCTTGCTTTCCCTTACGCCATAGTGCATGTTGTGGCATAAGCTGACTTGTCCCTTTGAGAAAAAAAAATAAAATTTATAAGATTTTGACTGTCAAATAGTTGAAAAACAAGCGGGTGGAATGGTTTTACACGCTTTTATTGGGTGTCCTTTCTTTTTGGTTTAGATAGCGTGAATTTAGAGGCATGAATAATATCATAAGAGTTAAGGATATGCTTTCAATAATGGATATGCGAGATACTTCCGGGGAGCACATCCCTTTCTCTATTGAAATGGTGACTTGTAACGAAAAAACTGGAGAAGGTGGCGAGATAATATCTTTTGAGAAGGCAATACAATGTGGTGGTGCCAAGTCTAATTCTAAACTTAGAAACCCGAATAATTTTGAAAACTATATGAGAAATATTATTAGCGTGGGTGGCGATAGAATTACAAAGATAGACCCTTGGTGTGTGCGTAAATTTAATGAAATGGAGGTTCTTTTATGATTGGAGTGGTGTTAAGTGAAGTTAATAACCTTGGCGGCTCGCTGTTGTTTGAACCAGCTACCGAAGCTGGCACAGTACAAGCTAACAAAGATGATGCTTCTAGTGGCGTGGCTAACTGGGGCCTCGCGAATAATTTCCCTAGAGATATTATTGATTTAGTCGCTAAAAGTACCGAGCTGGGCGCATTGCTAGATTGGAAATCGAAGCAATTGCATGGCAAAAGAATTAAAGCGGTTACCCGCGATGTAAAGGGCGAGGCTACAGAAATAGAAGATGTTGAAATAAAAGCTTTTTTAAAAGCTAGAACTACTAAGAGGTATTGGAGAGAAGCCTGCGTAGATTTAGTTTGGTTTGCAAATGTATTTGCAGAGCTTATTAAATCTACCGGAACCGATAAGATCGCTTATTTAGGCACCCAAGATGCTAGTTTTTGCCGCCTATCTGAAATGGATAAAGGTAAGATTAAGAATTGTTATGTAAGTGCTGAGTGGCCAAGTGCAAAAAAAGACGATAAAGCTAAAGTAATTACTTATGATTTATTAGATCCTTATAGCCATGATGCTGTCGAGAATACAAAAAAATCTAAAAGTAAATCATTTATCTATCCTGTATCTATCCCTTCCCCGGGTAAGTTGTATTACCAGCTTTCTAGCTGGGATGGCTTACGCTTAAGCAAATGGCTAGAGTTAATGGTTAACATTCCCATTTTAAAAGAAGCTTATTTGCGTAATGTTTTAAACGTAGTTTTTAACATTGGCGTACGTGAAGATTTGTGGGGCAAGTGGTATGCAAACTGGAAAGAGTTAACCGATGCCGAAAAGGTAACCATTAAAAAATCATGGTTAAAAGCCATGAATGATAAATTAACTGGTGTTGAAAAAGGCGGCTCATCATTAATAACGGAGTTTGCTTATGAAGATGGCAAACTTGTGGAAGGTGTTACCATTACAGCCATAGCAAACCCTTTTAAAGACGGCGAACATTTAGAAGATAGCCAAGAAGGTAGCGCACACAGTAGAGCCGCTTTAGGACTTCACTCTTCTTTGGTGGGTACAGGACCCGGTAAAAGTATGGGGGCAGGTTCTGGGTCTGATATGTTAGTGGCTGTTAAAATTTACGATGCGCAACAAGTTATGGCTCGGGAAATATTACTAGAGCCCTTGGTTTTTATTGCGGAGTATAACGGCTGGTTTGCTACTTATCCCGACCTAGAGTTTGAGGTAGAAAGTATTGATTTAAACTTTGATAAAGCAACTGTTCGCCCTATAGGGCAGAAAGGAGGTAATTCTAATGCCACTACTTAACAGCACCGCACAAGTAAAACTTAATAACAGTGCTATTCAAAGCAATTTAAAGTTTGAAAGCATTGCCTCTTTTAGAGATTCTGCAGAAGATGATCATATTATCCCGCTAATTGGCAGGGCATTTTATAATGTATTGATAGCGAGAATTGCCGATGCCGTTAACAACCCATTAACATCGCCCGAAAACGAGTTGATCAGGTTGCTAATTAAAGCATCGGCAAATTTTACTATTGGTTATTATGCCAGCTTTGGCAGTGTGCAGCTTTCGGATATTGGCGCACACGTTAAAGTGAGCGATTCGCAGCGGATTGCTTCTGATAAAAAAATAAACGAGCTAAAAAATAGTAGCTTTTTAAATGCCTTTAAAGCTTACTACCAAGCACTAGAGTTTCTGCATTTAAATAAAACCGATACCTCTTTTGCCACTTACTTTTCTTCTACAAATTACGCTGATAACATTGCTTTCTACCTGCAATATCCTAGCGATGCTAAGTATGTGGAGCAAATCAGGGCAAACCCCTGGTTATTTGATAAGCTTAAACCGGTACAGCGAGTAGTTAACGAAAGCTATTTAATTCCAATTATTACAGAAGCAGTTTTAACAGCGTTACAAGAGAAGATAAAATTGCAAACTACCTCGGCATTAGAAAAAGAGCTGATCAAGAAGATACAAAAAGCAGTATCATTTCTGGTAATGGCCGAAGGTGTTTTGCAGAACGCTTTAACCGTAGATGCTTCTGGCATATTTGCGCCAAGCGAAAGCACTGGTGGTATCACCGGAAACTTCCAAATGAAAGACCACCCCATGGCCGACATGCTTAGCAAGTTTGTGCACACCTATTTAACGCGTGGAGAAACCGAATTAGAAAACATTAAAATTTGGCTAAACGCCAATGCAGATGCGGATAACTTTATAGGCTACGTGGTGCAAATATCTGGTGCGCTTTCGCCGATGAATATTAACTCAGATGATAACAATTTCTTTTTTACCTAATGGATAGACTAATTAACGCACTAATTTATTTAAAACAGAACCCGATTATTGGTGTAGCCTCTGGCTTTAGTTCTGGGATAATCTTAACTATTGAAGGCTTTTTAGTTGATGAAACTATCTTAAGATTAGTGGCCGCAACAGGCGTTTGGATGGGTGCAATGGTAGCATTCTTAACCCTAAGTTTAAAGGCTATTCAATTATTAAAAGAACTTTTTTACTATTTTAAATTAAAGAAAAAATGATAAAACTAATCAACTGGCTCAAAGGTAAAAACGAATATTACCTGCTCCTATTTGCTGTATTAATATTTTGGCTTTCGCCGATTGTTTTACGCTACCTAGACCCTACCGCTGCCACCTTTGATGCTGG